AGGCCCCTTAGCTCAGTCGGTTAGAGCAGACGACTCATAATCGTTTGGTCCCCAGTTCAAGTCTGGGAGGGGCCACCAAATTTTCCCTGTTAAATCAGGGATTTAAGCCACTCAGTCGAGTGGCTTTTTTGTTTACCGATTTAGGAGTGGCGATAAAATGGCGGTGCAGACGGTAGCGCAATGTGACTGGCTTGTCCTTTTTACGAGCGGAAAGCTCTTACCAGCATCTGCCCTTATTGCTATTTGCCTTTTTATCCTAAGAGAGGGGTTAGATTGGTATCGTAAATCCAAAACCAAGAAAAATGAGGTTAGCGCATTAAAGAAGATCTTTGCGCGCGAGTGCCAGTTAGCCTGGAACATAAATGTGCAAATTAAAACACTATGTGAAAAATTTGTACCTTACGAAGCGAAGCCTATGCACGAATGCCCTCTTCACTTAAGCATTACAAAAACGGCAGCTGGCAAAACTCGCTATACCGTTACAGAAAATGATGCTTTAAGCTATGGTGGCCCCCTAAGCGAACCATCAATCGCAACTTTCGCAAAGTATTTATACGATGTGTCTAAACTTGATTCTAAATTTTATGAAAAGGTTAACCTAGCGTTTACCGCCGTGATTGAGCTGAAACATTTTTATGAATCGTTGATGGATAACGAAGATACAGCGCAGCTAATTAGAATCGACAACATTATGTATGGTTTTTCAGGCTATGCCCTCAAAGAGATGATATGGATTGAACGGGAACTCAAAGCTCTTTATAAATACTGTACTGGTAAAGAACTGACTGTAGGTCTTTTACGATAAAAACCCGCAAAAGCGGGTCCATTTCAGAGCCACAATGACCTCTGACCACCGACAGTCGGGTGAAGCGGTGCTGGGTCGATAGATCCCGGAGTAACTATGAAGCGCTCTATCGTTTCCATTGTCATAAACGTACAACTACAGTTGATGTTCTGGCACTGGTGGTAGCGCTCTTTCGTATTTTCGGTTAGATAGCGGCTTGTTCGCGCATGTGCAGCATGATGGCACTTTGGACAATGAAACATAACCCACCCCTCATTCTCAATTCGTGAAACTATAATAATCATAAATTCACTTTTTGTGAATTCATTTTATTTCTCATCCGGTTCCGCGCTGTATTCCACATTAGAGAGCTTAACCTCAAGCTCTAAGCCCGTCGTGAAGCCACTATTATTCAGACTGTGAGTCACTTTACTGATTAGCCATTCCTGCCCGTCTATGACGCGCTTAAAGCCCGACACACGCACCGGTGTCTCAGGGAATAAATCAGCCCTACCTAGCGCCAGCGTAATTGAAAACTCCGCAACGCCTCGTTGCAGCTTATCCCATTTAGCCTGGGCTGCGCGCATCGCCTGCGCCTTTGATGCGTAGACAGTCGTCAGCGCCAGCACGTTATCAGCCTCACCGGCCATATACTCACCTTCACGCGCTTCCGGCTCTTTTTTGGCCTTTGTCTTTTTGCTGGTCGGCTTTGCTTTCGGGTGCTCCAGTGCGCGCAGGTGCTTCTCTTTTGGCTTACGTTTCAGAGTCACTTTTTGCTTTTGCGGCTTCGGGTCTTTGGTGTGTAACCATTTTGCTGTTACGCCGGTGTAAGCCCCACGGTCAGCAATGGCAAACTGATGACGGTCGCCATCGCTGCGGGTCAGAGTCATTTGCGGGACGGGCTTGCCACTGGCCGTCATCGCACTACCGGCTTTCAGAAACAGGAGTTTACCCGCTTTCACTGATACCGCCGCCCCATTGCGGTCAGCCAGCCGTGTCAGAAATACAGAGTCGGATTCCTGCGACTGATCGATATGCGGTACCGGTATTTTTTTCAGCGATTCCGCGACACTGGCCGCCAGTTTATTGCGCTTTGCAATGGTGCTGACCAGCTCACCGAGGGTGGTGTCGTGCCATGACTCCTCACGCCGTGAATTGAGCGTTCCGCGAAAATCTGCACTACGCGCCCGAATGGTCAGGGTATCAGGCGCCCCCCGATGCTCAATCTCATCGATAGTGAAATCGCCCTTATTCAGAAGAGCCGAACCCTGCCAGCCAAGCCACAGCGTCAGCACAGCCCCGCGCAGGGGTAGCTCGACTTTGCCGTCGGTGTCGTCGAGCTCAATGTCGAGCTGGTCAGCCTCAAAGCCCCTGTTGTCGGTCATGGTGAGAGAAATCAGCCGGTCACTAAAATTGCTGGTAATGTCCTGACTGTTCAGCGTCAGCATAAATGCCGGTGCAAGGCTGGCACCGGCATCAATAGTCATACCCGTAATCATGCTGTCAGCCCCCCAAGCGCACCCTGTAGCTTATCAGTGAGATTACCGGTAGAGCCGAGAAGCACGCTGGCCTGCTTATTCAGGTCGCCAAACATTGCCGTCAGTGTTTCGTCGACCCGTTTCAGCGAAAGGGTGAAATCAATCTTTCTGGCCGCGCCGTCGCTGAAAAAATCGGTATGCGTTGTCGACACCTTATCGACGATATACATCCCGAAGATATTGCCGGTTCCCTCAATAAGCGGCCATGCTCTGCCCTCATCGGCCATCAATTCAACAGCCAGCAGGGATATGCGACCGCCGGTAATAGCAGGGTAAAGCGTACCGGCAAGCTGGATCGAGTTCTCCCCCTCGCCGAGAAACTGATATGCAGGAGGTTTACCGACCCGATCAATAGACGCCCAGCGATAATCTTTCGAGTGTTGCATCGACTGATAGGGTAGGGTACGGCGTTCAAACACAAACATTCCAAGCGCAAGCATCATCGTTTATTCCTCTTAGTCATGGCCCATACTGGCACGCTGACGTGCACGCTTTTCGCGCTCAATCTGTTCGAGCATGTCGCGTAGCTGTCTGTCAAGCTGATGTTCCGGCGCAACACCTCCCGGCAGAGTGATGTTGTATTCGCTTTTGCTCTGATCAATATAAGAGCGGCCCGCCGGTGCGGTAACCGGCTGATAAGCCTGATAGCCGCCATATGTGCTGGTTGCCGGGATGTAGGAATTACCCTGAGTGGCGGCGTTGGTTTTGGCTGCGGTCTGGTCGAGGCTGTCCGACTCTTTATTGATGATGCCGAGCTTCTCGAGAAGCCAGTCGACACCGCTGCGCAGCTTGTTAAAAACATTGAGCGGGGCCATCAAGGCAGAGGCCAGTGCCTGACCAAATATGATGCCGACATTTTTGCAGCTATCGAGCGTCTCCTGCGTGGCCTTGACCGGCGCAATCAGGTCTTTAAACCATTGCCAGACGCCTCGCAGCTTCTCACCGATGCCGTCAAAAATGGGTGGCAGTGGAGCGAACATTTCCCCGACCGGTGCAAAGGCGCTCATGATGCCCTCAATCACCCCCGAGAAAAATGCGCTGATGGGCTCCCAACATTTGCGGATAAGTAAGGCCCCAGCCACAACCGCCGCCCCCACGGCCACAATCGGCCAGGTAATCGCACCGAGCGCTGTCACAATGGCACTACCAGCAATAGTAAAGACCGTACCCAGCACGCCAGCAGCGGCGATAATGGCGTTAATCCCCATGACAACCGGCCACGCAACGAGACCAATACCGCCGATGACACCAATCAGAGCAAGTGCGCCACCGGCAATAATGCCAATAGTTGTCGCGAGACCTTTATTTTTCTGGATCCAGCCGTCGAGCTTTAACACGTATTGTGTGGCGGTTTGGGTGAGTTTACGCAGCGAACCCTCTTGCTGGTCAAAAAGGTCGGTACCGACTGCCTCATAAGCCGACTGGAACTCTTTAAAGTCGCCGCCGAGGTTATCCTGCATAACCTTAACCAGCTCCTCGGTTTTACCGTCCGAGGCTTTAAACGCGTCAGTGAGCCGGTCAAGTTTTCCGCTTGAGGCTGCTTCCATCAGTACCGCCGCCGCCGAGCTGGCCTCCTCGCCGAAAATAGTTTTCATATACTCGCCGCGCTGGCTTGTCCCGAGGTTGTTTTTTTCAAAGCTGCGCTGCATTTCTTTCAGGATGGAGAATATCGGGCGCATGTTCCCCTTGCTGTCGGACGTTTTGACGCCGAGTTCTTTAATGGCTTCAAACGCTTTTCCGGTGGGAGCCTGCAGGCGGCTGAGAATGGCACGGCTACCCGTACCCGCCATTGACCCGGTGATTTTGGCGTCGTGCAGCGCACCGACCATTGCGGCGGTTTGCTCAATGTTCACCCCAGCATTTTTCGCCACTGGCGCGGCATAGGTCAGCGCGTCGCTCAGTCCGTCAAAATCGGCGGCGGTTTTGTTCATCGTCATCGAGAGAACGTCGCCAATATGAGCAATCTTTTCGTTTGAAAGTTGAAACGCTGATTTCATTCCGGTCAGCAGCGCAGCGTTTTCCTCCATAGAGCGCCTATTCGACAGCGCCATATTCAGCGTAACCGGCGTCGCCGCCTGAATGGCAGCAGCGTCACCGCCGCTTTTCGCAATGATGATTTGCGCGCTCGCTGCGTCATCTGCAGAGGCGGCAGTATTGTCGCCGAGCTGGCGCGCCTGTTTGCGTAGCGCCTCCATTTCTGGCGACTGCTTATCGACCCCGAGCACGGCCTGCAGCTCGGAATTTTTTTGCGCAAAGTCATAACCGGGCATCAGTAATTTAGCTCCGGCCATCGTTCCCGCTGTCGCGATACCTACCCCGGCAGCACCTGCAGCGGCCATTTTACCGGCAAGCTCCTTGCCTGATTTATATCGCTCTTTCACCCGGCCTAATTTCGCCTGCTGCGCACTGACGCGCGCCAGTGCCTCACGCTGGCGGTTAAGCTGCGCCGTCGTTTCGCTGATGGAGGTTTTGAGCCGACGCTCATCGGCAGACAGGGTGCGGGTGTTAATACCGGCCTGCATCAGTTCGGAGCGCTGGCGCTGTACCGAGGTTCTCAGACTGTTGTATTTCGTCTGCAATTCAGAGGCGGCTCGCTTTGCCGCTTCAAGTGCCTGCGCCTGCGCGCGGGTCGGACTGGTAGTGTTTTTAAACTGCACGGCCAGCTCACCGGCTTCTCTTTTCGCCTTATCAAGCGACTGGCTGGTCACGGCCAGTTGCGCGCTTGCCGTACGAAAGCCGTCGATTTTTGACGCCTGACCATTCAGGTCACGCAGTCCTTTTTGTGAGGTGCGAATCTCGCCCGACAGGCTTTTACTCGCAGTCTGAATGGATTTAAGCGGTCGGGTCGCTTGGTCGACCGCTTTCAGCAATACCTCAAGTCTCAGGTTATTACTCATTTTGGTTTCCGCTACGCTGCAGCGCCTTTTCGCGCCATATGATGAGCTCGGTCAGGCTCAGGGAATAGAGCTCTGATGGTGACCAGTGAAATATCACTGCGATATCCGCCATCAGGTCTTCGGTCGACAGGTCAGGCGGGAAGTCTACTCCGCCGAAGCCGGCGACAAAAAACTAATCACCTTAGCGGCCAGCGACAGCATATCGGGCAGGTTCATCGCGGTTAGCTCTTGCGCGGTAAGTGGGGGATAGGTCATGCGGGGCAGAACTTTAATTAGCGCATCGACTTCGGACTGCGCCACCGCTGCCAGACTGACGCCGCGCAGGGTACCGGCGTTCGGCTCAATCAGGGTGACTTTATCAATTGTCTGACCGGCGCGCTTAATCGGTTTATCGAGGGTCACGACGTTCGGGTTTTCGGTGTCGATTTCGTTACCAGTCGTATCAACGATTTCAGGAGTTTTACGTGGAGCTTTTGCCATAATTTTTTTCTCTGCTCTGAAAGGGGATTAATAACCGGCCAGCAGTGCTGACCGGTCAGGGAATTACAGCCCGATTGCGCGACGGTGTTGTTCCAGACGGTCGACGCCGTTCACCTTCTCGACCATATTGACGGTGTCGATTTCGATGATATCGCTACTATCAATCGTGAGGCGGTAATAGGTGCAGACGGTCGACAGTTTGGTTGAGGTATTTTCACCTTGCTTATTTTCGCCGCCGTCGATTTCTTTGTGGCGTCCCCGCATGACCACATCGACCGCCACGATTTCGCCAGTATCGTCACGCTGGTAGGAGCCAGAGAAACGTAGCGGCACCGCATCAGCCCCCGGCGCAGCATACTGCGTCCACAGCGCCACATCAGGGAGGCCACCGACAGACCACTCGACGGTTAACGCATCGTCGTCAAGACCGAGATCAATCGGAGCTGCACCATTCATGCCGCCGCCGCGATAGTTTTCAAGCTTACGGGTCAGTTTCGGCAGCGTCACGGATTCAACAATGCCCATGTAGCTGAGGCCGTCATTGAACATATTTAGATATTTGAGTTTTCGGGGTAGTGCCATGTTGTTTCAGGCTCCTTAGCTGTTGACCGATTCGGCCAGATTCACCAAATACTTATCAGTGATGCGTTGGCGCAGGGTCAGGCTTTCCAGTGGTGGAACCGGCGTATAGTCGTAATCGACATACAGTTTTCCGGCCTTGAGGGTTTCTTTATCGTTCGACTCTTCATCGAACCAGCATTCACCGTCTACGATATAGCCGTTAGATTTTAGCTCGCGGAATTTGGCGTTGATGCCGTCGACAATGTCACGGATGAGCGATGCGGTGATGGGCTTGTCGACCGCCCACATGTGCGCCTCGGCCATCGTGTCGGCCAGCACCTGTGCGGTTCGGGTGTAATTCTCAAATAGAAACAGCGGGTCATCAACGCAGGTGCGATTACCCCAAAAGCGAAAACCATCCTTACGCACCAGCGTCGTGACTCCGGCCTCGTTGAGCAGGTCAGCATCGGTGCCGGATGCCTGCAAATCCCAAAAGACTGAGGCGCTGATACCGGTCACGCCCTGTACACCGACGTTAGACAGGGTTTTGTGCCAACCGACAGTCTGGTCGATGTAGGCGCGCAGGCCGAGCGCGCGAGCGGTGGCGTAGGCTGTTGCGGTGGCATTCGTGGTGGTATCCCATGCAAGGAAGTCAGGCCAGATAAGCATCAGCTCGCGCTGACTGAAATTCTCGCGGTACTTGATAGCGTCAGATATAGTTTTACAGCCCCATGCGCTGACATAACCAAACGCACGCAGACTGATACAGACCGAAGCGAGTGCGGTCGCAACTTCCTGCGTATCGAGACCCGGCACACCGAGAATGCGCGGCTTAACGCCGGTGACCGCTTCGGCAGTTAATAGCGCCTTGATACCGGTGTATTTACCGTTCTCATCCGTGCCGCCGATGATATTAGAAATGGTCTGCGCTTCGGCGTCTTCTCCGGTACCTTCGGCAACGCGCACGACAACGGTGACGGGTTTTGACTGATCGGCGATGGCCTGCAGGGAAGCAGACAACGTGCCTTTTTTACCGGCCTTCGCAATGGCGCTCTGCACATTGGTAATCAGTACCGGCTCGTTAAGGGGAAATGTCGCACCATCTGCATCACTGGCCGTGCAGACCATGCCGACGATTGCTGTCGCGACCGTAGAAATAACACGCGTGCCGTCATTGATTTCGATGACCTGCGTGCCGTGGTGAAAATCACTCATCCGGTTAACTCCGTGGTTAGTGGGCGAGTGTTATTGTCCTGATTGGTCTGGTGAGGGGCTATTTGTCGGCGATGGGTAGGGGATGGCACATAAAAAAAATTAAAAAAAGACGGGCATCAGCCCGCCCTGCGTTACTCCGGTTTAACCGGCCACTCAAGATCCGGCGCGGTTGGCGTGTCTATTGCGTTCAGTGCCTGAATATATTTCATCCACGTAATCAGGCTGACCTTGTCATCGTCGTTGATGATGCCGAGCTGCAGCTCAGTCTGCCACATGCTGATAGTGCCTTTCGCCTCGGCCAGCAATGAGGCTTTTTTCTGCTCAGCCGCCGCAACCTGACCGCTTTTTTGAGCGTCGCTATCGGTGACCCATTTCCTACCGTTCCAGCGGTCATAAGGCGTCAGCGGTTCAATGGTAGTTACATTATCAAGATAATCACCGAGCCCGGTTATCTCGACAGGCTGACCGGTTTCCGTGTCATAAACCGTCTCACCCCGGTGGTCTGCAACATAGTCCCACCCGTCAAAGCAGGTTGTGCGGCAAATGGCAAATCCCGTCTTTTCCTCGACTGGCACATCGGTACAGGAGTTTGCAGGAATTCCTATACCTACCGCTAGAAATTCGGTGGAAGTCGACAGAAACTCTCGCGTTTCACCATCGTAGTTATAGACTGTGACATTACCGGCTTTTATAGCAATGCCGTTTTTGTTCAGTGTCGCTTTAGCCATTAAGCCGCCCTCACGATGTAGTTAAATGCGATGTTTCTTGGCCTTACTTTTCTGTATGTTGTTCCTGTACCAGATGAAGTCGTTTGTGCCCTATAAACGGCATAACTTGGGTGAACTTTCCCTGATTCAAAATCTTCAATATCGATCCCGTTATAACCCTCAAAACCACCTAAAGTTACCGCGATACCTGTTGCTTCCTGATATGACAAAATAATTCGGCCAGCATCGGCGTTACGACCATCATCCCATCCACGGATAAACTCACCGCGCAAATCTGGCAGACTCCCCGACGGAAATACTGCGGCGAGCCCTGGATATTTCGCCCTATCAAATACCGCACCATTACATTTCAACCAACCTGTCGGCGGCGTCTCTGACGGAAAAGGTAGCGGCACGCCGACCGGAATATATTTATCAATATCCGCCATTTTCAGGTATTGCGCATGCGGGTCGGCAGCAGCGATATGCACAGCCAGCAGGTCATCGACATAAGCTTTCACCTCGATAACCTTATCGTCAACATACTGGCGCGTTGCCAGCACGACTGACGGATCGATTTTCAGGGTGATAGCCGACGTGCTCGACACAATCAGAATCATGCGAATGGTCTGCGTGCGGCCGCTTCCCTCCTGCAGTTGCGGTTTGTAGGTCTCCGGGCAGTTCGCCACGGCAATCAGAATGCCGTCGTCATCGTAGAGACCAATCTCGCGGATCCAGAAACCACCCTCATTCTCGGGAATAATTTGTTCCGCGATAATCTGGCTGGTATTGGCCGGGTCAACGGTCAGCAGGTTCAGCGGTGCGATGCGCTTCTGGTTAATGAGCTTCGTCTGCAACGGGTCAGGGGTCGGCAACGTACCATTCGCATCACCGACGGCCATCTGCGTCAGGTTGAGCTTGGTACCGAGTGCCGCCGCGTTCGCCAGCCGCGCCGCGCCCTGATTGGTCAGAATTGCAAAATATTTTGCGGTCATGCGTTCACTCTCAGGTTATCAATCAAATGGATGGCCGAGGCCGGGTAATATTCACCGCCGACGACAATTTCCTCGGGGGTGTAGGGGTAAATGGTCAGCGCGTCACCGTCGTAGCATCCCGCGCCGACATACAGCTCGCCAGTTGTACTCAGATTGATAGCCAGCCCGGTCAGGTGGCGGCTTGCCGGTTTAGCGTCTTCAATCAGGCGCTCAAGCTCCTGATACATTTCGTCAGTGATACCGCTATCGAGCACGCCAACAACAAGGCGGAATGTTCCGGGCTCCTCGTCGAGCTGCCACCATTCGCGCACCTCAATCAGAAAGCCGAGCGGCTCAACCACCCGACGCAGTGCGCTGATGGTGCCTTTGTGCTGATGGACGAAAAACGAGGAAGCACAGACGCTGCGTTTTGTCGCCTCAGGCCACCTCTCATCCCACCTGTCGACCGACAGCGCCCACGCCAGATACGGCAGCAGGTTTACCGGGCAGGTGCGCCAGTTCCACAGGGTGCGCAGCGGTACCGGCACGCGCCGAATCTCAGAGAGTGCGGTAGCGGCAGCAACTTCCAGCGGCGACGAGCCAACGGGTAACATCCTGTCACTCATCCGAGCCCCCGATAGTTATCAGGTACTCGGTACAGCTCGACGCCTGCGACTTACTCAGCACTATGTCGGCCTGCGGTGATGCCAGCTCGACACGCTGTACCCCCTCAACGTGTAGCGCCGCATAAATGGCTGACAAACGGATATCACGCCCGAGGCGGTGCTGCGCGCTAATGTAACTCTGCAGCTTCTGCTCTGATGCCTGTCGGATGGGTTCGGATTCGGGGCCGGGGTAAACATAGAGCGTCGCGTCAATCTGATACGATACAATTTCGGCTGACTGGACGGTCACCCTGTCGGCCACCGGGCGCACATCTTCAGCATTCAACGCTTTATCAACAATCGCCAATAACTCAGGGCTGGCGGTGCCGTCGCCTTCGCGCGATAGCACGGTAATTGTCACGCAGGCTGGCGACGGGCTGGCGACCGAAACGTCAGCGACCCGCCCGTCGGCACTGCGACCGTGATACTCATATGCGCCGACCGGCCCCGCCACGCTCAAGCCCTCAAACGCCTGTTGCGTGCGCAGACGCAGGTCGGTATCGGATTCCATAGTGGCAGGCGTCGGTGGGATGGTGGTGTCATCCGCCGGGATGATGGTCAGGCGTTCGGTATTGTTGTTCCCAGCCACGACGTCGAGGTCGTTACCGGCGGAGTAGGCCAGCATCATCGCCTGCGCAGCTTCGTTCACCCGCTGACGCCAGATAACTTCACGGTAGGCGTTTTCCTGCAGCAGCTTAACAATCGGCTCTGACTCAAGTGCCAGCGTCTGGGCAATGGCCTCCTGCTGGTCTTCGGGATAGAGCGATATCAGCATCGCAATGCGTTCTGCAAGGATGGTTTCATAGTCCAGTTCCTCAACCACGTCGGGAACGGGTAACTGACTCAGGTCAACGGTTGCCATAGTGATTTAACTCAGTGAAACAGTGGTTAGAACTGGCGCACCCGTGTCGGTACGCATCCCGGTAATATCGACATACATTTCGCCAGCGTTGCCAGCCTCAAAGCTGATGGCGGTAAGTCTGATGCGAGGCTCCCACTTCTGGATCGCCGAATAGCACGCCACCATGATTTGTAACCTGAGCGTCGGGTTTTGCGGCATATCAATCAGCGCCGACAGGAGCGAGCCATATTCACGGCGCATCACTCGCGAGCCAACCGGCGTTAGTAAAATATCGCGCATGCTCTGGCTAATGTGCTCATGATCGTTGATACCGAGGCCGGTATTGCGGTTCATACCTTGATAGCGCACTGTCATATCGGCGCACCTGTTGTTCCGCCGCTGTCGCCGGGGTGTTTATGGGTATGGAGCACCTTGCCATTAGAGGACAGTTCCCCGCCGGTATGCTCAATATTGCCTTTCATCGTGCCGCCTTTTTGTACCTCAAGCATCGCCGTCGTTAGCTTATTGGTGCAAATTACCTCCGGGGTGTCGAGTGTGATACTGGTCGAGGCTTTCACCAATACCAGCGGCACGGTAGCCGTGATGGACTCCGATGCCGTCACGTCGGCGGTTTTAATACCGCTGACCGTCAGCGCACTGGTCTCGGGCTCGTACTCAATGACCGCACCATCAGGGAAAGCCACATGCCACGCATCCGCCGAGGCAGATGGGGCGGGGTTGTCATCGGAGAAAATACCCGGCAGCACGAAAGCGGTATCAAGCTCGCCACCAATTGCCAGCAGCAGAACCTGCTCACCGACCGAGGGAGCCCACCACGTCCGCGAACGACCAGCACGAGTGGTCAGCCAGTTAAGCCATGTCGTCTTGATCCCGCCGCTTTGTACGCGGCACAGCCCCTGCACGATATCGACCTCAGTCACCACACCTGAGCGGATGAGGTTGCGGATAGCTCGTGCTAGTTCTTGAATACTGTTTAATGTGTTCATGAGTAAAAGAATGACGTTTTAAAATGTGGTCGGCAATTCACATCCATTAGCCCACCAACTACACAACACCTTTGTAAAATGTTAATTTCCATAAAATACGGAAAAGGAGACATCATGTTTACATCACTCACGTCTAATTTTGACTTCACTATAAAGGCAGCGGCTTTAGCACTTTTCTTTTTATCCCTTACATATGTCGGTTTCGGTTTTATATTTAGGCTGTTATTCAAAATACTCAGAATTAAGTTTTCAAATTCAAAGCTCAGTAAGATTGATGAGCAACTATTCGACTTGCAATTAATAAGGCTCTGTCACGGAATTACTCTTGAAACCGTATCTGACATTGAGCTTTATTCTGAGGCAATAAGATCAGGAGCAATCCAAGCACCAAAAGGATGGTTACTCCCATCATACCAAGCGGCAGGCCAGAGAAGATTAAAAAAATCAGAATCAGTTTTTACATGTTTGGTTGCGATAGCTCTCGCTGTATTTATGATCGTATTTACAGCATCGGTCACTAAAGGTCAGAAATATAACTATGCAGAATTTAGCAATTCAAACAATGAACACATTTTGGTGTCAGATATTTATGTATACAACCCAACTACAAAACATTATTACAATAAAAATCGCTGCATTGCATTGCCCTCAACAAGCAAGGAAATAATCAGAACTGCATGTGATTACATGCTGACTAGCGATCCACAAATGAAAAAAGAACTACAAGATGCTATAAAAACTAACAATAAAAACTTCCGCATTGTGGGGTATATCTGCGCCATAATGTATCTAATTATCATCTGTATATTCTTTGCATATCCACGATTTTATAAGTTTAACAACGCTTTTTTTGACTATAAAACATCAAGAAAAGACCCATCATAATCACGTTAATAAAAATTATTTTCCGAGGTGCCTGATAATGACGTCTTCAATCATCTGCTCATCGTTGTGGGTGAAACCGAACAACTGGCGCGCCTCGTACTGCACATCTCGACTGTTGCGGCTTGGCCGGTCTTTGAGTCCGTAGTGATGCACCCGCGCCATACGTTGTACCTTGCCGGTAAACTCCACCACCGCCGCAATGTCGCTGCCTTTGGCTTTCATAAAGCGATTGGTGCGCAGCTTGGCGAACATCTCGCGTTTAATGCGACCTTTCTTGCTCCGCACCGGCTGGCGCTTTCGCGTCGCATACGGGGTACCGTCGGGTGCCTGCTGACGCTTGATGCGTTGTTGCTGACTGATACGCAGCTTTTTCGCAATATCAGACGCCATTTGACGACGTGCCGCCGGTGACAGGCTGGCAATTAGACCGGCGAGGCGCTCCTGTAGCGCGGTTAATTCACTCATCCCATTGGCTCACTAATTCGCCGTTTGCATACATAGCAACCGGGCGCGTCACCAGTTCAGGCAGCGACGGCTCAGGGGCATAACTGACATGCAGTACGCCACCGATCTCTTTGACCAGCGTGCGCTCGGTGAGCTTTAGGCTGATACTGATATCAAGCGAATCATCGTTATTGATATCAATAATCCAGGTGAATCCTTTTTCCCGTCCGTCGTCGGTGGTCATAATGTCCGGTTGATGTTCACGTAGCCACGCCTGCACCGGTACGAAAATCAAATCGAGGTCGCCAGTGAAGTCGGTCACTACCACGTTAAGCACGTACCCCTTTTCAAACGACAATGAGCTCGCGAGTCGCGAATCGATGTGCCCGTTGTCGGCAAACAGGCGCAGCATATCGGGGTTGTTTCTGAGCTGTGGCACCGCGTTAATCAGCGCTTTGCGTAGGCTTTTGTGTTTCTGCATCAAGTTTATCCTGACAGTGTTTGATAGTTTCGACCTGTAGAGCGCAGTCGGTCAGCGCGCCCTCAAGGCGGCGAATATCTGCGCTCAGGTCACCATTGGTTTTCGGATCACTTCCCGGCATCGGGCAAAGGCTCACTCTCGGGCATCCGCTGACCACAATCACCGGCGCTGGCGCAGGCGGCGCGGGTGTGCAGCCGACGCACAACATCAGGCAAAGTAGCGCTATACCAGCGGCGAAAGGCTTCATTTTCATTAAGTAACCTCGTTATCGTCTGCTCGCGGCGGCTGGCTTCTTCACTTGCCTTTGCGAGCTGTTCGCGCAGTGCCACCTGCGCGGATTCATTACGTCTTGCGAGCGTATCGGCAACACTGAGCTGATTTTTCAGCATGCCGATAGTCGTCTTTTGTTCGCTCGCGACACGGTTTGCCGTCTCAAAGGAGCGGGATAAATTGCCATTTTCGTGGCGCAGCCACAGCAGGCCGATCACGGCCAGTCCTAACAGCACAGCTAATACTTTCATTTCACCCCCTGCAGGCAGTAAGCACGTTCACGCTGACGGCGATTTTCGAGGCCGGGACTGCGCTCCCCGTTGACGTACACCCAGCGGGTAAGCTGGTCGCATGCCTGCCACCACTGATGACGCTTGATGTAAGAGACCAACGTCGAGCGACAGGCCGCGCCGGTGCCGACGTTAAAAGAGAAACTGACCAGCGCGTCGTAAACCGGCTGCGGCATGGTGACTGGCACGCAGACCGCGAGACGGCGCTCGGTGTTCAGCACGTCGGCGACCAGATTTACCGCCGCTCGGTGCTCGGTGATATCGCCTTTCGGCACTACCTCGGCAGTGTGGCCGATGCCTGACGTCCACACGCCCGCGCTACACTGGTAAGGTGTCAGGCGACACCCTTCGAGGTCGGCAATCAGCGCCAGACCCTCAGGCGAGGTATTCAGTAGACGAAAATCCGGCATCAGTACCGCCAGCGCCAGCACTGCGGCCACACTGCAACGTTTAACGATTGAGCTCACGGGTCACCCCTTTGTTGATTCCCATTTCGGTCAGGTAACGAAAGGTTTTACGCCGGTACCAGAAATTCACCGCCGCCGTAAAAATGGCGCACAGACTGCCCACATACAGCGCCAGCTTTTCCGGCGACATTGCTCCGAAATACGCAAGACCCACGGCCAGCCAGTAGGCGATAAACGTGGTGATTTTTTCCATACTCAGTCCCATAGGTTCAGGGTCTCCGCTGTGGGTGATGTTTCAACATCGGGCAGGTCAATCGCCGTGCCATGAGGCAGAATGACCCCCAGCTCAGACAGACCGGGATTAGCCTGCAGCACCGTCTCGACCACACCCTCAGTGCGCCCGTAATACCGGGCGCAAAGCGCGTCGAGGGTGTCGCCCTGCATCGCAAAAACTTTCATCAGAGCTGACCTACGATGCAGCGCGGCTTATCCTGCAGGCGCGAGACCGACCAGCGCATGTCCCGCCACAGGTCATCAATAGTGGTTTCGACGCTGTCGGCTTTTTTGTCACCCTTACCGGTAGCCTCAACGCCGCGATAACGCTCATACAGGGTAGCGGTCGCCATTGCTGTCACGGCGCTGAGGTAGTGGAAAATGCGTACATTCTCGCCGTCGATTTTCTCAGCGTCAGGCACGTCGGCTAGTTGCTTGAACCCTGCGGCAATCTGGCGCAGCCGGTAGTCGTAAAGCTCAGCATTGGTTTCCGCCATGCCGGTTTTGATGGCGTTACGCAGGCGAGCATCGGAAACCGTCTGCTCAAGGCGCATTAGCTCGCGCACCCGCTTCGGATCCACATCAGGAAAAAAGAACGTATTTTTAATCACTGTGTCGCCTGTCTCCGGGGCGGGAATCACCATGCCCGGTACGTCCTGCGGTTCGTCGGGCAGATTCAGTATTACTGTCGTCATGACAACCTCATTAGGTTGGGCGGTGGACGCCGGTCGCCGTCAGGGTCAAAATCCGCTTTGATCGGCGTGCCGCCCGGCTCGGGGAGCGTTCAGTTAACCAGTGGTTTTTACCGCCTTTGGTGGACGCCCGCGCTCTTCCGCCGGTTTGGTGGCAGGTTTGCGCGTGCGCGGTTTAGTCGTTTTACGGGGCGCGGCCTCGGGCTTAGGCTTCAATGCCCGCTCCAGTCGCTCAATTTCTTTACGCACACCGGCATTGCGGTCAAGCTGCATCGCACGCTGAAACTGTGCCAGCGCGTCGGCGTTCTGACCGGTATCACGCAGGGTCAGGCCGGTGACCTTATGCAGACGGGCGCGCACCATATCGGGAACGTCAGCACCGTCGGTCAGATTGAGGGTGGTTAGCAGTAATTCGAGGTCGACGGGGTCACCGACATCGCGCAGGCGCAGTGCGGCAAGCGCCACTTCCTCAACCAGCATGTAAGGCGTGGTGCGACGATGGTCTGAGGTGAGGCCGTATTTCAGCGCGTAGGGTGCAATTTCCAGCGCGCCAGCAATATCACCGGCATCAAGACGCCACAGCATGACCGTCATAACAATGTCATCCTGCGTACCACGGCCATCAGCCAGCACACCGGCGATCCACGGTGCATAGAACGGCAGCAGCTCGCGCTTTTTCACAGCTTTAAGTTCGTTTGAACGGATGTTTTTTAACGTGCGGCGGTCTTCGGCCAGTTTTACCAGCATCTGCTCATAGGCGGTTGCATGGCGCAGCGGGGCTTGTCTCCACTGCGCGGCTTGAGAGGCCGAGACCCGCATCATGTGACGTTGTGCGGGGCTCGTCATGGGCTTACTCTCCGCTTTCCGGTGCTGCAGGTGAGGTGAAATCGCCCAGGGTGATATTTTCCAACAAGCATCCGGCAGCATACGCCTCGACCACATAATCGATGTTCATCGATTCGTAGTTTTCCACACGGTCTTTTTTCGGGTTCTCATCAATGCTGCGTCGATGGCTCTCATCCATGAAGTAGATAGAGAGGTTCTCCAGCGTGGTCACGAATACTGCATTCGCCGGAAAGTAGGGCACGCGCACGGCTGGCAGGTTACCGATGCGCTTCTGGCTGATGATAATATCTGCCGCGAGTGATTCGCTGTTTTCCTGCTGTTTGTTGACCAGCGGGAAATATTTGTCGGCCAGTAGCTTACGGCCAACGATAGCAACGAGTTTCGGGTCATCCTGATAAATCTCGTCAATCAGGGTATTGGTACCGTCCATCACCAGTGCGTCGAGGTTCTCATAGTCGCCATTTTTACCGACACGAATCACGTCAGAAATAACGCTGCCATCCTCTGCGGTGACTTTGCTCATCACGCGTGCTGGGGCTTCGTTGCGATACTTCTGCAGCCAGCCGACGGCCACATCCTGCAGCATCGGGTTTTTGCTGCGGTCTGAGGTTTCAGCGCGTGTGGTACCGTTGAACCCGGCCATGATGAAATCCAGTGCTTGACGCTGGACGATGGCATCGCGGATGCGACGCTGGAAGTCCTGAAAACGCGCCCACAGGTCGAGCCGTTTATAGGTCAGGTGGAAGTCAAAGTTAATCTGGTTGCACTCGTATTTGTTAGATTCAAGCGCCGTGAAATCTGCGGTCTGGCGCTCCTTGTCTCCGGAGGTATCGGTCGTGCTGGCGATAGTGCCGGTCACACCGACACCGATTTTCTCACCCTTCATTTCTGCGACTGGCAGAATGTTAATCGTCTTTAGAAATGCAGATGACGCTTGTACGGTGTTCATCAGGGTTTGCGTAACGCTCGGCTCAACAGTGAATTTTTTGTCGACGTCATCAGCACTGATGCCGTTCAGTTCGGCAACGCGGGTGAGATAGGCATTAAACTTAAATCGGGTTTCCTGACGCATAATATTTCCTATTTAAAATAATCGGTTAGTCACGGCATCGGGCGAGGTCGCCGCCCGATTTCGCTCTGCGGTTTATCAGCAGTCGGTCAGAAGCTCATCGCCGCCACCGCCACTGGCTTTTGTGCGTCGTGGCTGGCTGAAACTTTCGGTTTTGTCGAGAGTGGTTTTCAGGGTGGAAAATGCCTGGCTGGTTTCTTCAACCTTGCCGGTCAGTTCCTGCTTGAAGGAGGTAAACGCGGTTTCCATATCGGAAATGCGCTTATCCTGCGCGGTCAGATTGGTTTGCACATGCTCGCTGACGGTAGTCACCGCTTCATGCACATCATTCAGGCGCGCATCGTCGCTGACCTGCTTACGGCTAAAAATGGCTTTCACTTTATCGGCCAAGCTGTTGAGCACCGTGTCGGGAATATCTTCAAATTCCAGCTCGGCCAGCGTGGCAGCGGAAAAGACGTTTTCAGGGTTGGCCTTAAAGCGCTGCAGAGGGTTATGCTTCGCGTTGCGGCAGAATTCGAGGTATTCCGTACCGAGGCTTGCCGGATCATCAGTGACTGCTAGGCCGACGAGGTAGCATTTGCCGGTATTGGCAAAATTCGGCTGAATCTCCATTGAGGTGTAGACCTTCTGCAATTTTTTATTCATCGCAATCAGGTCGTCGGTTGGGGTGATCTTGGCGAATAATGCCCATTTACCGTTAAGCGCAGAATCGTCGGCAATCTTCTCGGCTTTCAGTTCAACCACATCACCTAAGCGTTTGAAGTCGCCATCAGGAAAGAGGCCGCGAATATGCTCAAGGTTAATGCGACAACCGTAGACGCGAGGGTCGAATGACTCGGCCATTTCCTGAATATCGTTACCGCTGATAATGCGGCCGTCGCAGGTATCACCCTCGACGCCGATACGAAAGGATTTTGAGACTTTTTTTGCCATTGTCAGGAGTCCTGAGGTTGGGGTTACTGGTCACCGCCAGTTTCCAGACTCAAGGCACGCCAGACCACCAATGACGACTGGACAACCGCCCACACAACAGCACATTAGCGAATCACTGACGGCCATTCAGTAGCCTTGCCCTGAATCCACTACGGCGAGGCATCAATGACCATTTCCATCGATACAACTTTGTTGCATGACCCGCGACGACAAGCCTCGCTGCTTTACTGGCAGGGCTTTTCCGTGCCACAGATTGCCGAAATGCTGCAAGTCAAGCGCCCGACTGTGCAAAGCTGGAAGCAGCGCGACGGCTGGGACGGCATCGCACCGATTTCCCGCGTCGAAAGCAGCCTTGAGGCACGCCTGATTCAGCTTATCGTCAAGCCGCAAAAATCAGGTGGGGACTTTAAAGAGATTGACCTTCTCGGGCGGCAGATTGAGCGACTGGCGCGCGTTAACCGCTACAGTCAGACCGGTAACGAGGTTGACCTGAATCCCAACGTCGCTAACCGCAACAAGGGAGAGCGAAAGAAACCGAAAAAGAATTTTTTCAGCGACGAGGCTATTGAGAAACTGGAGGAATTATTTTTCGACCAGTCTTTCGAATACCAGTTGCAGTGGTACCGCGCAGGACTGGCACACCGTATTCGCGACATTCTCAAATCCCGCCAGATCGGCGCGACATTCTATTTTTCCCGCGAGGCGCTGCTGCGCGCGCTCAAGACCGGCCATAACCAAATCTTTCTGTCGGCCAGTAAAACGCAGGCTTACGTGTTCCGCGAGTACATCATCCAGTTTGCGCGACTGGTCGACGTTGACCTATCCGGCGACCCGATTGTCATTGGTAACAACGGCGCAAAGCTGATTTTTCTCGGCACCAATTCCAACACCGCGCAGAGCCATAATGGCGACCTGTATGTCGATGAAATATTCTGGATCCCGAATTTTCAGCGGCTGCGTAAAGTCGCGTCGGGCATGGCCTCGCAGAAACACCTGCGCTCGACCTACTTTTCGACACCCTCCACGCTAGCGCACGGCGCTTACCCCTTCTGGTCTGGCGAGCTGTTCAACAAGGGACGCAGCCGTATTGCCGATCGCATCGAAATCGACATCAGTCACAGCACACTCGCCAGTGGTCAGCTCTGCGACGATGGCCAGTGGCGGCAGATTGTCACCATTGAAGATGCGCTTGCCGGTGGCTGCACTCTGTTCGACCTCGACCAGCTCAGGCGAGAAAACAGTGATGAGGACTTTAAAAATCTGTTTATGTGTGAGTTTGTCGACGATAAAGCGTCGGTATTCCCGTTCGAGGAGCTGCAGCGCTGCATGGTCGACGTGATTGAAGAATGGGAGGACTTTGCCCAGTTCGCCGACCATCCGTTCGGCTCGCGCCCGGTCTGGATTGGCTATGACCCGTCACACACCGGCGACAGCGCCGGGTGCGTCGTGCTCGCGCCGCCGGTGGTCTCGGGTGGTAAGTTCCGTATGCTGGAGCGACACCAGTGGAAGGGCATGGACTTTGCCGCACAGGCAGAGGGCATCCGCAAGCTAACCGAAAAATACAACGTCGAATACATCGGTATTGACGCAACCGGCCTCGGTCTCGGCGTGTTCCAGTTGGTTCGCTCATTCTATCCGGCGGCACGCGGCATCCGCTACACGCCTGAAATGAAAACCGCGATGGTGCTCAAGGCGAAAGACACCATTCGGCGGGGCTGTCTGGAGTATGATGCCGGGGCGACCGAGGTCACGCAGTCGTTTATGTCCATCCGTAAAACCATGACCAGCAGCGGGCGCAGCGCCACCTACGAGGCCAGCCGCACCGAGGAAGCCAGTCACGCCGATATCGCATGGGCGACCATGCACGCTCTGTTAAACGAACCGCTTTCTGCCGGTAGCGGCATGCAGCCTAAATCTATTCTGGAGTTCAACTAAAATGGGTAAGCAAAAATCCCGTAACGCCGCTGCGCAGAAGGCCAGCAAGCCCCAACAACTGACCGCCAGCGCACCGCCCAAAACGACAGCGTTCACCTTCGGTGAGCCGGTACCGGTACTCGATAAACGCGACATTCTGGATTACGTCGAATGCATCAGTAACGGTAAATGGTACGAGCCGCCGGTCAGCTTCTCCGGGCTGGCAAAGAGCCTGCGTTCTGCTGTACATCACAGCTCACCGATTTACGTTAAGCGCAACGTGCTCGCGAGCACCTACATTCCGCACCCACTGCTGTCACGTCAGGATTTCAGCCGCTTTGCGCTCGACTATCTGGTATTCGGCAACGCCTTCCTTGAACAGCGCCACAGCGTCACCGGCCAGTTAATCAAGTTGCTGGCCTCACCGGCTAAATACACTCGACGCGGGGTCGATGATTCGATTTTCTGGTTTGTAGAAAACTTCACTCTACCGCATGAGTTCGCACCTGATACCGTTTTTCACCTGCTGGAGCCCGATATTAATCAGGAGATTTACGGCCTGCCCGAATATCTCAGCGCGCTTAATTCCGCCTGGCTGAACGAAGCCGCGACGCTATTTCGCCGCAAGTATTATCAGAATGGTGCGCACGCAGGCTACATCATGTATGTGACCGATCCTGCGCAAAGTGCGACCGACGTCGAATCACTCCGCGAGGCGATGCGCAACTCGAAAGGGCTCGGCAACTTTAAGAACTTGTTTTTCTACGCCCCCGGCGGAAAACCGGACGGCATCAAAATCGTGCCGCTGAGCGAGGTCGCCACAAAGGATGATTTTTTCAACATTAAGAAAGCCAGCGCCGCCGACCTGATGGACGCTCACCGCGTACCGTTTCAATTAATGGGCGGCAAGCCCGAAAATATCGGATCAATGGGAGATATTGAGAAGGTGGCAAAGGTATTTGTACGTAACGAGCTGTCACCGCTACAAGACAGGTTCAGAGAGGTAAATGACTGGCTTGGCATGGAGGTGATCAGATTCAAAGAGTACACCCTCGGCAACCCGGAATAATGACCCATCAGGCCGCCATCATGGCGGCTTTTTTATCACCCATCACCATCGGCCCTCAGACGCTCACTGTACGCTCTGGCAATTGATATGATCAATAACTCAACAAAAGTGCGAACGCGCCGTTAGGAGGCGCTCAAGTGATAGTTTTTATATGAAATATAACTATTGGCGCGCAATGCTTTCCCCGCCACGCCTGCCCGCTTTATGGGGCGGTTTTAATGCAGTTGCATTAGGTAGCCTATGCCTTATGTGGCCTGAAGTATCTATAAACTAGATGCCTATCAAAACACATGCAATTCCATGCACCCCTTGAATGCGTACCTTGCGCCTACCAAAATGGTACTTAATGAGCCATACAGATTGCAGGAACTGAGACCACATGCAACAATAGAAATATTTTTCACAAGTGTAACGGTGACCAATGGACCAGAGAATCCTCGAACATGAGGCAATTAAACAGCTTAGCAAAAAATCGGTGCGCAAGTTGTTTGGGGTTCATGACATTCCAAGAGCTGCCTCACCATTTCGCTATCCGGGAGGTAAGGACAAGCTTACCTCATTTTTGGCCATATTCCTCACGTATAACAAGCTAAATGGCGCACGATTTATTGAGCCTTTCTGCGGTGGGGCCGGAGCATCTCTTTCTCTATTATTAGGTGGCTATGTTAAAGAAATACACCTAAATGATAAGAATTATGCCCTATATTGTTTTTGGGAGCAGTTGCTTAACAATACTGATAATCTATTAGATATGGTTTATCAGAATGTCCCATGCATTGAAGATTGGCATAAGCAAAAGGAAATTTATCAGACAAGCATTAGCAGCCCCGATAAGTATTCTAAGCTTGAATTTGGCTTTAGCGTATTTTATCTAAACAGAGCTAATAGGTCAGGCGTTCTCAGCGCAGGTCCTATTGGTGGTTTGGATCAATCAGGGAAATATAAAATAGACTGCCGATATACGGTCAGTACTCTAATTAAAAAGCTTGAAAGAATAGCAAGCATGCGTGATTCAATATTTGTATATAATGAGCACTGCATTGATTTTTTAAAGAGATTCGACGACAAAGCCCATTTTAATAATGATTTTGTTTATCTCGACCCTCCTTACGTCAAAGAAGGTCGCAATATATATTCTAAAAACTTTTGTTTCAGTGACGCTCAGCATCGCGAACTAAAAGATTACATTGCAGGGTACTCTAATCGCTGGTTAATCTCATATGATGACCACCCTTTGGTGCATGATCTTTATTCAAAACATGGTACAAGAGCTGTAGAAATAAGTTATGTAATGAATCAAGCAAAAGTTGGCAAAGAATTGATGATAGCTGACTCCCGGCTAAGAATGCCTGAATCACTGTTCACAGTTGATATTCTTGATAAAGTTGACATTGTTAAATCAACAATAAAAAGCATTAAAACGGCCTAACTTTTAGGCCGCTTCAGCTTGTAAAATTTCTGTAGTTGCAATTACATATTGAGAGATACTGTTAACTTCATTCCCTCTCTCAATAAGCAACTCAGGATCTGAGGCTAAAAGCTCCAACCCCATTTTGAAACAAGTTGGTAGTCTTAATCGGTGCAAAACTGTACCGAACTCTTCGGCAACTAGCGAAATATGGTCTTTTTTTATCGACTCATCATCGCTTTCAAAATCAAACGGGATGATGATTGCATCAATTACACGATAAATTCTTTGGGATAACCAATGACGCTGGATAACCTCAATGTCTTCCTTAACCGCTTTAGAACGCCAATTATTACCACTGGCAACTTGAGCAAAATAAATCTGTTTATTACCGGGGTAGTTATCACGTGGATTAGTGTTTTTCCAAGCGATAACATCGATACCCGCATCTTTTAAAGGCCGTGTTTGCAAATAACGGTTTACATCGGCAAAAGGCTTGATACTTCCCTCACCAATCAAATCAACAGCTTCTGTTAGGGCTGTATAAAACTCAGAATGATTAGGCCTTGGCCAACCAAATGAGATACTATGCCCTCGACAGTAACCGGCTAAAGCAATAGTAGCTGCGATTTGAAGCAGGTCTCTCTGCTGGTTAGTAGGGCTTTCTAAGCCGCTAAACAATCTAGAAGCTGACATATGTGAAAAATACAAACAATAAAGATAAATATGCTGATCTAATGTCAATTGCTCCAAGCTATCTTCAACCAATTCTAAGCAAAGAGTTTCCTCATTAAAAACAAAAGGATAACTTTCTGCCAAAATATATTTTCTTTGCTGATATTGCTCTAACAATCGTTGAATTTCATTTTCAACATCAGCATCTTCTTCACCGATATCAGATGATGTGAACGAATCTAAATTCTCCAGTATATTCCTTAATTCAGAAGTACGCATTGTAAAATATGCATTAGACAAGCATGACAACTCCAGCCAATCCAATTTCACTTGTATTTGGTGGCTTTCTGGGTAAGGTAACAACTGCATCGATTATCCCTCAATACTTTGCAATTGAAATTGAACCTTGGATACTTTTTTCTTGAACTGCTCAATATAATTTTTTGTAGTATCATCTAAAGAATCAGTTCGATCCAAAACTGAAGATATAGTATCTAGTTGCTTATTTATCTCAAGAAATGCATCTTTTATATGCTGAAGGGGATCTCCTGCTTGTTTGTAGAGTTCAGATAAACTCTCAACGCCAGACTTAAAAGCTTCATATGAGGTTTCATTAGCTAACACCTCACCAAAATATTTAAGATCTGGGTTTTGAGATGATATTAATGACGCTCGCTTATCTTTTTTGTACCCATAAAGCCCGGTCAAAACATCTTTAAGTTTATCAAAATTTTGAACCGGTACAGGATTGTCTTTAAGAGTGACATTCCAATCTCTTTCAAGCCCAAGAAAATCTTTATACTCTGATCGATTTAATGCGGTGTACAAATGTGAGAAAGAAAATTTAGGAGACATACGATCGGTATGAATATCATAAATCTCTTGGTTTTTGGCCTGTTCGAGGACAAACATTGCACTAACAATTGAGCGTACGGTATTATTACTATCACCAAGCTTCTTAGTTATATCATCAATTGTTAGTCCGGTTGCTCTTTCATTAACAAACCATTTATAAGCAAATTGTGCTTTCGCGAAAGAATCCCACTTATGTGGACCATTAACATGCTTAAATCCAATAAATGAACGAGCTTCAGATTCTTTTTTAACTAGGTATACTGCAACCTCTTTCAAACTTTCAATAACTTGAGGTTCTAGTACCTTAGGGACAACAACTCGACATTTTTGAGCCAAGCCTGACTCTGTAAGAAGTTTAATCGCAGCTAAACGGCGATTACCTTCTAAAACAACGTATTTATCACCCTTTTTCATTACTATTAAGGGCTCAATAGACATATATCCATTTTCTGTAATAGATTTAATCAGCTCTTCTAAATCTGCCGTATCAGAAAGCGCTTTAACAAGCTCATGTGGATCAGCATTATCATTGAAGCTTTTCCCGTTATACAGCCGTGGATTTTTAGCATCCAAAATCAGCTCATCAGGGGAAATCATTTGTGTTTTATATGGATCTAAAGCTTTTAAGGTCATGTTGTACACCATGTTCTACATGCATTTAGCAACATTCTATGTATTTTTTTTCGCTTTACCACGTTTTTTATCGATTATCCATACTAACATGAGTTAAGTGGTGTGGCACATCAACAGAGAGCACCCATACTCTCTGCTACATGCAATCATTAGTGAGTTCCTTGAACGTAGCTCATCGCAAAGCGTGTGAAATTATGCAGCTATCGCCAGCTCTCGTCTTCCCATACTTCCTGAAGGATGCTGTCCAGCGATTCTCGGTCAGAGTCTTTATCGAACCCCATGAGCTCGACACCGGTCATAGACCCCTTTTTGACAGTTACGGATGTTGACGGAAAAACAGACTGTATCCGCCTCGATAACTCACGTTGAAAGGCTTCAATAATCGACTGCCCTATTTGCTGGTCTTTATCTAACGTGATGTTAACTCCCTCCCTTGCAAAGGGTTCATCAATTGGCGGTGCGGCGAAAACAATAGAAAAATTGTTATTTTTCATTAGATTGCCTCTTGCTATCTCCGCAATCAAATTTAACGCAATTTCACGGTCTCTTTCCTGGCAGGTACCTTCTGTCGTCAGGCGCGCAATCATTTCGACGCGCTCTATCATAACGTGCTCACTTAACTCTCTATCCACACAACCTCCCTTGCGAATAACTGTATAAATAAACAGTAACACACGGTTGTAAAAGCTGTGAAGAAAAAACATACTAAAACACACTGTAACTACATGATATGGATCAATATTAATTGTTATCTTTTAGTTGCAAGCCTGGCTAATGCTGAAATACGACTTAGTATTTTTTTTGCTTTAGCCTCACGTGATGGCGCTGCAGAAAATATTTCGCCCTTGCCTGATCCACGCAACCACTTTCCGTTATAAAAGCTTTTACCACCGGCCATTAGATGTAGTGCTTCGCTGCGGCTAATACGAACCTCGGTGAGTAAAAATATTTCGTCGATTGTCTTCTCAATTGCAGAATTTTGTAGAGGAGTTCCTATAATTAATCGCTTCCTGGCTGGCTTTCTTTTTCTAATCCTGCTCAATAATTCTCGTTTTTCGCGCCGACTCAGTGGTTTTTTTAAATCCAGTATCGGTGGTTCGCTTTCGCTTTCCGTACAGTTATTGACAGAACTCCGAGAGGACGCAGGAGCGCCCTTAACGTCAACGTCCAAATCAAAGGCACGTTTTGGCACAATTTTCCAATTAATCAACCGGGTGATAATCGGGGTATCTGCCCCAACATCGGTGGCATAAACGCCTTTAACTCTTACCGTTTCCTCACCATATTGGTTCAGCTCTTCGTTAGCTTCGTACCATGTTCTCACTGCCAGCTCGTCGCGCTTAACAAAAGGCCCACCCTGAGCATTAACGTAATCCGCCCATTGCCCATCATCCGCAGCATCATGTACCGCGGCAAACTCTACGCTTAATCCGCGCGCGAGTTCTTTGTCGGCCATACGTCGCAACTCACGATAAACCGTGACGGGTGCTCCGCCGATAAACTGAAACTGTCTTATATGCCAACGCGCCGCCCAGGCTGATACGGCGGGCGCGGTTTCTTTTAACTCCTTGCCGCTTTCGTCATCCAGCTCACCATCTAGTGCGTAACCATCGATATTCTTTGAGATATATTTCGCCACATACCCGGTCGCACTACCTTTATTTGGGTCGATGGCCTCTGCATGAAAGCGCGCTTTACGAGCCTTATCTGATTTCAACTCGAGGCTATCTTCTTGATACGCGTAATCACGTATTATTTTACGTACTCTTTCCACATTCTCTGGACGCATAAACATCAACATATGCCAGTGCGGGGTGCCATCGTGGTGCGGTTCGGCGACTCGAATACCGAAAACTCGTAATTCTTCGCGATGTAGTTTGGCTCGGATACGCTGCCACACATTACAAAGATAACTCTGAGTTTCAGAAGGACTCGAACCGTTCCATTTACGGTTACGGTGACCAGTTTTTACAGTGGCGTGGTACTTGGCCGGGGCAGTGAGGGTATAAAATTCACCGATAAAGCTGAGTTGATTACAGACATCTTCAAAACCACGAATACGCGCCATTAATTCACAACGACGTATTGCCGGGTTAGCCACTGATCCGTCGTATTTATCGAGTAGATTAATGCGATTACCCTCATCATCTTGTAGCTCCATCGCTTTAAGAAATTCACGCGTGCGGCGCTTTTGTTCTCTCCATTCAGATATGGCTGTTTTACTGGCATAGGGTGAATGCTTTTTGCTGACATTCGCGAGAGCAATATGTAAATGCTCGCGCCACTCACTCGCGATGCGGCGTAATTTGGTTTTCCACCATCTGTCCGTTTTCATTCGAAGGATTGCGGGGGTAACCTCTTCGGGATCGAATAAACGCGAGGTGACTTTCTCCCACAAAGGCGGCACTTGATTAAACGCCTGAGTGATGGATGCGGCGGTAATATATATCCGGTGAGTATATTGATAGTCAGATTCTACGTTAACTTGCTTATGGGCTTGGACTAACTCAGCCATGATAAAACTTGCAATATCACCCGCCAGTAAATCAACATCAGCTCGCGCCATATCCGGAAGGCGATTAAAACGTTTAACCAGCTCCCATAACGTGCCGTTTACTCGTGCCGAGCCTTGGTCTATTTCTGCGTTATGAGTTAACAGATGTGAGGTTTTAGCCTCTATTTGAGTGAGTTGATATTTATCATTTACCTGCTTAACACGTGGCAATGTGCGCTCAACAAACGTTTTAGTTAAGTACGCATTAGCACGGGCAATGCCTTGCTGTTGTTCTAATTCAGCCATCCGGCGCTTAACGTCGTATTTAATCAGCGTCGGCTGTTTTTCAAGTATTTCCTGCGCACGTAACAGCGCCGCGATCATTTGATCACGGCGATAGATTTCTTCATAAGTAGCATAAGGGCTGGCGATTGCTT